TCCTGTACCCTCGCCACTGGGAGATATGCTCAATGACCGGATACCGGGAAGCAAACGACTCAAGTCTCGCATGATCAGTAGCCCCCCTATATGGTTCCTTTCTCTTCTCTATCCCAAGTCGCCTTAACAATTGGAACACTTGAGGGTCGCTCCCCGGATTGAAGTCCTCTAGGCCGGCAAGGACGCGGATTTTCTGATGAAGGTGGTCCATTTCCTTGCCGAAGTCTGCAGAAACAGATCTCATTCTTGGGGCGTCCAGTTTCATCCCGCCTCTCTGCATGTCCGCCACCATAGGAAGCATGCGCATGTCTCGACCCAGTACCCCCTCAAGTCCCAGGGCCTTTATCTTCTCCAGAAGGATAGGGTATATCTGCGGGGTCACGTCCGCGTCCTGGCATGCGTACTTTAGGGCCTGTGGGAAGGGGATATCCTTGAGGAAGGCCCGTCCTGGCGGACCGAAGCAGGACTCGACCATGCCCCTGCCCTCCTCCTCCTCAATGAGATTCCACCTTCCCAGCAGGTCCACCTCACTATCCTTCCCGTAGTCGGTGAGGATACGCTTTACTTTGGTTTCCATCCTTTGCGGTTTGCGGATTTTAAGGCTATCCCCCACGTGAGTAAATACAGGGTCGGGGTCCGGCCACTCAAACTCCAGCACCTGCAGCAAATAGCTCAGGGTCATATTTATCGTTTCCGGATTTGTCACCTCTTGGTAGGTCTGCATCTTTATCCCGAGATGGCGGAATGCCAGTTGCTTGAGGCCCTGAGGTTCCGTCTGCAGAAGATATGCCATCACCATAGTGTCCACATACTGGGCAGGAAATATGCCCATATCTGCCAGCACGGGCAAGTCGAACAGGGCATTGTGGAGAACAGTGATTACCTGAGGCTGGTTTACATGGGAGTTTATGCGCGATAATAAATCTGTGGAGGAGTGCTTGACAAAAAATGCAGTCCCCGGTTTCGATGAAAACTGTACAGACCATGGAGTATTCTCCTCATCTTGCGTCTCAGTGTCAAGGGAAATGATGTTCCCGAGATCGGTCTTGCCCCCCTCCCACACTGCATACTCGTAGGAGGGAGGGGTGTCCGATACTTTCCGGGGCATAATCTTTCCAGAGATCGCGTCCTTAACGGCCTGGAAGTCGGCCATAATCAGGGACATGTTGGCGGAGTCATGTAAGCCAAGGGCCGGGTGGTACACGGGAATCACCACAGTGGGCCTCGCCAGAGGGGAGGGAATGCCCGTGACGTAGACCTCCTCTATGGTGAAGGGAATCCCGTGTACCTGTTCCATGTCAACCGGACCCAGTACCCATTGGGTAGAAAAGCGGCCAGCGGTAACTATATATCTCGGCTGTATGTCTAATAGCTCCTGCATAAGGAGAGGGGAACACGCCTCAATCTCGGCCTTCTTCGGATCCCTGTTTTGGGCATTGGTGCGGCACTTGAGCACGTTGGTAATATAGATTACCTTACGGTCAATCCCCACCCTCATGAGGTAGTTGGTCGTCTCCTGGCCAGCCTTACCCACGAAGAAGGCTCGGGATATTACCTCATCCTTGCCCGGAGCCTCCCCTATGAACATAAGCAATATATCCTTGGGGCGGGTGGGCTGAATAAGGTTACCCCCTAAGCCACAGTCGCCGGGACATTCCAGCTTACCCGTCGGACCAAAGATCATGGGACCCCTCCTTATGGTGGACCAGAGCGATTGCGGCCTTCTCTTCAAACTCGTCCGGGGGAAGTCTCCTATGGGAGGGAAGAAGCTCATATAACCGTATTCTGTTTATGAAGCTATGCCCCTCAGGGCAGTGAAAAAGGATATCCTGAAAGTGCTCCTTGACCTCCCTAAGCTCCACACTCATATCTTCCTTATGTAATGGGCATTTCATCTGGACCTACCTCCATTGTGTCAATAGGCATTCCCCTTTTACTCGCCACCGCTAATTCCTCAGTCATTCCGGAGGTAAGAGGTACATTCCCTGGCCTTACCACCCGATCACACATGCGCACCAGTTCCAGGCACATGTCGAGGATCCCCCTTCTATTATTCTTGTCCTCCGGACCTTTGAACTGCATAACCAGGTGAGGAACCACTAGAAGCCATTCCTCATGGATACAACCAATGCGCTTTGCCCAGGCGATAGCCTTCCTGGTATTGCCCTCCGGGTCCGCCGCGTAAGGAAAGCATATATATACTCTCTCCTTTCTCGAAGGCCCTGAACCTTGAGGGGGTAGGCGGTTGTTTGTGGCCCATGCCATCATCAGTTGCACCATGGCATGGGATAGATGATCCTCTTTCCTACTCTTGGCAAGATGGGCAAAGATATGGCCTATGGCGTGGTTAAGGTGATGCCCCGAGGGGATAGACCTCCACCCATTGGGTCGATATCCTTTTTTCTCCCCCTCATACATAACCCTGGCCATGGCGAACATTGCTTCCGCATCCAGCAGATTGAATCGGTAATTGGTCAAGGTTTGCACCCCATCATGGGGATCGTCGGGGGATAGCCCTTTTATGACATCTTCCTTACCCAGTCCCCCCTCCTTACCCCGATCAGGCTCTTCTTTGAAAGACCATGCATATGTACCCATCTTTTTACTACCTGGTAGTGTACCCCTAAATGATCCGCTACTCTCTTCCATGTGCCTAATTCCTCCTTTAGTTTTACCATTTTGGCCTGTACACCCGCGCCATATAGGGCCTCCTCCACCGCGCCAGGGGATCTGGTCCGCACCGCCCCGACCCTTTCCCCTAACCTAAACACGGTGGACACGCTCACCCCCAGCATTTTCGCTACTTCCGGATGCGTATGGAAGGTGAGGAGGGAGGCCACCATCTCCTGTGGATCCTCGTCAGGGAATAAGGTAATCAGTCTCTTCTCCGCTATGGAAATAGTGAGTACCTTCCCCCTCATCTTCCTTAAGATCAATGATGGCCTCCTCGCTTGTCCCGATGTAGGCTACAGGGACATTGGCTCGGTATCCGATAGAGTTTACCCACTGTAGCGTCTCCTCAGATAGGAGGTCATAATCGGTTCTCCCGTAATCACTCCAGTTGATGTAGTTGACGAACTGGACGCATAGGTGGGTAGGGCGGCATACCTGGACAAACTCATCAAACCGGCGATAGGAGAACTCGAATACCCTCCTCGGCAACTTGGTGGTGGTGGTGATTTCATGAAGTTGGTGAGGACACTCGCATCTTCTACCAATCTCCTCCCACGTGATTTCCTTGGCCTCGGCATAGGGACCGCTGGACCCGTCACGATTGTTCACTCTTATAGGATAAGGGCGGAGTACCCCATAGACATGACCTATCATGGAGGGGGCCACCCCCGCCTCGGCCATGGCCATTGCTGGGTTGATCATCTTGCTGGTGCAGTAGCGGGGATCGATGCCGTGCTCAAGGTCGAGGTCGAACCCCTGGGTCATTTCGCACAGTACGGCCCCTCCCCCCTCCATCTCATCATTGATCCAATCCACTGTGTCGGCCATGTGGCGGTGAAGCTCCCTGACCTCACTGGCGAAGACTACCCCTGTATCCCGCATAACCTTATGCGCCCTGGCCGCGCCCGTGCCCTGATTGGTGCTACCTATCTTGCGCAGACCCGCTACCCTCTCCTCTTCAAGGTAAGAGTCCGGTATCATGACAGCCCGAGGATGGATGTGCAATCGCGCCGGATCAATCTGCAAGGTGGCCATCTCCCTAAGCAATATATCGAGACGGATCACGGAGGAGGGGCCGAGACAGATATGGGAGTCTGGATTCGTCACTGCCGCGATGGGCAGGTGATAACTGACATACTTCTGGCCCTCAAAATAGGCCGTGTGTCCTGCGTTAGGGGAACTTGCCACGGCTATCACCCTTGGCCGGAACTTATAGGATAAATGGGCGGATAGTTTGCCCTTGGCCTCTGATCCCGCTTGCGAACCTACTACTACGTTGAAAAGTCCCTTAATCATCTTCTCCTCCCATACTTGCTACGACTCGCTGGGCCAGGATTTTGCCTATTCCTGGTATCTGCCGCCACTCCCTCTCCGTGGCGTGAACCATTTCCCACACACTACCAAAATGGGCCGCCACGTCTTTACTCTTCCCCCATCCAACACCGCCTAGCTCAGCGGCTACCCGCCTTACTAAATTAGGCTTGGTGAGGGACACCTCAATACCCTTACTTGACTTGTTCCGTCCCAGGTGGGAAGAGTGAGATTCCCATTCTTTATCCCACCAGTGGTATAGGGCGCATATAGTCTGAACCGTTTCTTGCTTTCCCCCGCTGTAGAGAATTATCACCCCTGTCTTGACGGCAAGGGTATTGAGGTATCCCACGACCTCCTTCGCCATGAAACGCCGGGATCCCAGGGAGACGGGGGACCAGGACTTGCCCCTATATTCCACCAGTAGGCCGGACTCTGCACTAAATTTCCATACCCCTTCTATTATAAGGTATATCCAGGAGTATGAGTCCATAAGTCCTATCAGTTGGTGGCCGGACAACCTTCCCGATGTCATGGAAGAGAGGAGATCCCTTATGGTCTTCCTCTCAATACCAATAGGGGCGGGGCCTTCCGGTCCATTACCTAGGAAGCAGAAGTCCCCGAAGTCCATCCTGGTCACGGAGGTGGACACCCCTTTGGGGAAGAGGGGTGCCAATTCCGCACTCCCGGATCGGTCGTCGACGAGTATCACACCTCTTCCTCCGGGTAGATCCCTAGCCAAGCTCCGCCCCTTTCGGAGTTTGACTTGACCAGCTTCACCCCCCACTCGTCCCCCTGTCTATCGATGAGGGTAAGCTTTCCATCCTTCAATTTTTCAATGAAGGCGATCTCAATTATGTTGCGGACTACCCGCCACAAACGAGCGAGGCCCATGAAATACTTCTTCTGCTTATCATCGCCCTCCATCTCCTTGTAGAAGGTCTGGACGGTGATGCCGATCCCCTCCATCTCTTTCATGCAGTGGACGATATCCCGTAGTTCCTTATCAGAGAAGAAGCGGCTTGGGGCAAGGGATACAGGACTCATACCCAATCTCCTTCCGATGTTTCCGGCAGGACCAGGGAGGCGAGAGTGGGGAAATTAATCATATCATCCCTCAACTCCAGTCCCTCGATAAATGGATTCTGCCGACAGTCGAGAATGGTCGCCACGAACCCCTGATCATCTCTGTCCAAATCCAAATTGACCTGCACCATGTAAGCCGAGTCGGAGAACCCTGACCGGATATACCTCCCTGTCCTGTTGGAGATGGCCGGGTTCTTCTTGTCAGCCACGTACTCCTCCTTTTTCTTGTGCGTAAGGATGAGGTTCTTGTTGCTGGAGTAAGCCATGTATATCAGGTCCCTAAACTCCGCATTAACGGGTGCGTACATGTGAGGCATGACCTGGAGGATCTTGCCGAACCTTGCCATACGGATTAGCTCCCATTGCTCCGTGGCCGTGTCCACATCTACCGAGCGCACGTCCGGTGACTTAAGGGCGCTGATATATTCCTTCTTGAATTGCTCCCACGCCTTTACCCAGGCGTCAGGGGAAAGGATATTCCCCGTCTTGGTGTAGTCGGAGACGTATATATCCTTGTCGTCCGCAAATTTGTGAATTACCCCTTCCAGGCTATCATTGAAGTCGAACAGGACGATGGGGCCGGGGGCGGTCAAGACGAAATTAGTCTTACCACATTTCTCCCTGGCCTCCACCCCCACAATAAGCCTCTTCCTCACCCTGGTATCGGCTTTGGTAAATCCGAGCTTCTCTATGTTATTTGGCATAAAACTCCTCCCTCCTATCGACACACGGTGTAGATGAAATGTATTAACCCTATCCAGCACCCCACCACCACTGTCGCCATGATAAAATATACCCATGGGGTAATCTTCATAGCCACCCCCTGTTCCGGGCATGGTTAACCAACATGGTCCAGTTCTCCGCGATCTCGGTTGGGGAGAAGGTGATCTTATATCCCCGATACTCCGGGCCACCCCCCTTCCAATCGCCGTTAAGGTATAGGATCGCCATCCTCACCACCTCTACCTGCAGCCCGTAACAATACCCCTTGGCCTGAGCCATCCATTTCCAATTCTCCGTGGGAAGGCGGCGGCTACTTGCCCATGCCGCTTTGTACTCCCACAGACACCACTCCTCCACGTCCAGACCATCCGGACTCATGTAGATGCCCCCCACCTGGATCTCTCCAATCCGGTTTGGGAGACGGGACTTGAGCGCACTGGACAGTATCTCTTCCCATATGAACCCTACCTCGGCGGCCAGGGAAAGTTGGGAATTGCCCCACGATGCGCCGGATACGGACTTGCTCATGCCGGAGGATTCTATGATATCCCGTATG